CCGGTAAGTTGTGGGCGAGGAAGTTAGCGTTGCTGCCGACAAACATGAACTTAGCACCAGGGGCGAACGCTCTCGGCGTGGTGCCATATAGTCCACGGTATAGTCCAGTTAGGACATACGTAAAGGGCGAACTGAGCGTGGCATTCACGTAAGCAAAGGCTTCAAAGCCGTCATCGTCTTGCATCACGCAGATGCTATGGCCGGCTGATGCAGCACTGTCCGTGGACGAGGCTAGCTCGCCGTCGCTCTGCATTAGTGAAACGTAGATTGTATGCGTAACGTCTGGGTTCGCGCCGGCAAAGGCCGGCACTGCCGACGTAACGAAGCCGCACGTTGCTGCGCCGATGATACGTCCCATTAGCTCGTAACTAATATTGTCCAAACTAATCCATACGTCAACACCGCCCCAGTTCGGATCCAACGTTCCGCCTGCTCCACCACTACAACCGAAGATGATCTGCGGCGTGCTGAAGCCCATTGCCGTTAGCATGGCCGTCGTTGGTTCGAACGTAACGGGTGGATAGGCCGGCTGGGGCGGATTGTTCGTCGCACCTTGGTTCGGCGGTGTGCTCTGCGCCGTTGGTATAAAGGTCGGTGAATTGGCACCGCCCCAACGGAAGTTCAAATCGGACCCATCGAACGATGCTAGCATACGTGTCGTCGGCTCTGTCGGCAAAGCCGCACCAAACTCCTCCGCCGTGACTGTGATGTTCTCGTCTTCGTCATCTTCGATATCAGTAACACGCACGCCAACTGTTTTAGTATAGTCTGTCGGATCCGGTATTGTAATAATGTCCATCGGCCTTAGCCACGCCCACAACGGGTTCATCTTCCACGTATACGTCCGCATGATCCCAATGTTACGCCGAAGCTGAGCGAGCGAAGACATTGTAGCGTAGTTAACATGGCTAAACTCGTTCGCCAAGCCTATGTTGTCGATGCGTGGACCATAAAGCTCGACGTGTGCTTCGTCCTTCGCTTCCGCAGGAACGTCGTTGTAGAAGTTATAGCGGTCCTTGTAGTCCACGCGGATGGTATTGTATACCTCGGTTGGATCTTTGCGCATGAACGCAATAGGGTCCGCGTCCTTCTCGGTCGTCTGCATTATGTCGTCGAGCGTAATCGTTACGATCGAACCTCGCGCGGGGTTGTAGTATTTCGGATCAGCCGCGCCAGGAGCTAGGCCCGGGTTGGCGTCAGCGTATGCGTCCCAATACGGAATGAACTGAAGCGTTTCGCCGTTCCATACGGCAGCGACATTTAGGTTCTTCAGCCACCGCTCCATGATAGAGCTTGCGCTCTCGACGTTGTTGATAACCACGCTCCAGCCGAAGCCGACGGCTTGGCAATACGTAGAGAGTGCCGCATCGCCGATGCCAGCATTGAACCCGTCCTGTGAAGTGAAGAGCGTCGACGTGTCAATCCACGCGGGCGGGAACGTAGCACCGTAGCGGTCGTTCGTCAAGAAGTCCCAGATGACCGCCGCTGGGTCAGCGTCAAGCGTTCCGAGATATATTGGCCCCATGTAGCCGACAGGGTTGCCATCGCTGTCGCGCTGGCCACTGGTTATGACAATGGTCGTATCGTTGAGCGGACAAGTGCCGGCCAAATGGCCACGGACAACGAGGTCTATTTGCGGAACCGTCGCACTAGCGTCCAGCCGTGCGTTGTAGAAGCCCCAATACGCCGTGTTCTTATATGGCCTCGCATCATAGGGCCAAAGATACGAGATGACGGGCCATGGCGGCTGTGTATCGCTGCCGTCGTAGAAGAAGGCGCCGTTGTTCGGATAGTCCCAAGGCACGTATACGTTCGCGTCCTGGTAGATGATGAACGTTTCGCCGATGGTGCCTTCGCCAAGTGCTAGTATAATCGTTGCGTAGTATTCGATCGACGTGCTGCCCTTGCCTCCGGTTAGGTTGCCCTTGCCACCTCCCGTTTTGACCTTGCGTGCAATGAAACCGTTGTAGTAGATCAGGTTGATGTTAATGCGAGGTGCGCCATATATTAGCGGAATAGGCAACACCTGAACGGCCGTGTTTACTTGTAGACCTGTAAACTCCGGTATAACCTTCGGCTGTGAGCCCTTTAGGTTGCTCATCGGTTAATCCCAGAGCGTGAAGAAACGTTGCGGCACGAGCGCTAGCGCCCGTTTGCCAATTATATTCTTCGATACGTCCTCTTTCATAACGACAGCGGCACCGATGGCGTGCACTACGTTCGGCCAATCAATAATGATCGACCCATGTGCAAAAACTTTGCCTATCTTAAACATGACGAGATCGCCGGGTAGCGGCATACGCTTTGGAGGCCCTGGCACCTCCTTGGCGTATTTCATTATGTTTTCCATATAGAGTTCTTCATTGCGATGAATGTGCCACTGCGGCGGATACGGTCTTGGGTCTAGGTCCTTCGGCAAAAGGCCCAGGTTGCCATAAACGGCAACAAGCAACATGACGCAATCGGTTCCACCGCCCACGGCACCCTTGACCATTGCGTTGCTAACATAAGGCGTGCCGACCCAGCTGAGTGCCTCAGCCACTACGGCCTGACGCATTTCCATTTCGCTTCTCGTTTCGCTCATGGCTTTGCCTTACTATACGCTGATGACGATCGGCGGAACCTTATCGAAGCCGCGGAAGTTCGCCTGGTTGTTGAACTTCGCTTTGCACGTATTGTAGCTCTTACTGCACCCTGGATAATAAGTGATGGTGTCACCGATGTTCGGCACATCATTTAGTTTATATGCCAAATGCAACGCAACGGGATCATTGTCGTCCATGAGGACCTGGAGGCCCTGGTTAACGCCCGACGTGAAGATAAGCCTGCCCTGCGCATACGTCGCAATACTGTCCGGACTATAGGGCGTGTCCACGCCGCCGCGCGGCACAATGTTGTTACTATCGGCATAGTCTATCGTCGCATGCTTTGCGTATGCGCTCTTGTTCAGCGAGCAGCCATGGTCGAACAGGGTCCACAGACAGCCGGGCTGATAGTAGTTGCGCGGCATGTTGACGTTGAGCTTCAACAACGCCGACTTGACCTTGAGTTCAACGTGGCTCCTTCCGCCCTTTACTACACTAGACGTATAGCCGGTGAACAAAGTCCATACGATCAATGGGTCATTCTGAATATCGCGCTCAACGTTGCCACTAACGAACTCCCACAAGATCCGCTTACGCACAATGACGGCACCGTCGAGTATACCTTCTTCAACGGCAGCGAGGAACTCAGCGCCGAAGATCGTATCGTATGGCCCGGCCCATATCTTCATGCTCTGCTCGTCAACGCTAAGGCCAACGCCCAACTTACGCTGAAGTCCTTCGAAGCGCAACGCATCGGCCTTATACAAATTCCCATGATATACAATCGGAACGTCGAAATCCGTGAAGTAATCGTTGTCGCCAATGGCCGAGGTGAACTCGTATAAATGGGCCATAATGGCGCGATCGCAACAGGTTATGAAACGCAAATACTCGGACGGTTTGCCTATACTAATCGGATGCCAGCGAACGACGGCGGGGCTGACGCTCAATGCGAAGGCATAGTATGACATACGTTGCGCGTCGTAGATGTGATAAAGAGAGCCGAAACCGATCACCTCCGGATGGTTAACCGGAGGTCCGGTCCACACGATTGTGCCATTATCGGTATCAATAATGATGAAATCACGACTTGCACCTTGCATCATCGTATTGCTGGTCAGCCTGTCCTGGCCCTTGTTGAACGCACCGGACTCCACGTGAGGATCATTCAAGACCCAGTTGACCGTGCCGTTGAAGTTGACCGACACCAATGCCTGCGGCCCTAGGTTATCGTACGGGCTCAACCAGAGTATGACGCAATTATGCCGAGCATCATATGATGCATTCGGCACGGTTAGCCCATTTGGCGCAGCGGCCGGAAGAAGCATATAGCCTGGGATTGTGCACGCGAGATCCGAACTAACGTCGCCCGTGTCAGTGACCGTAATGATCCAAATATCTATGTTACCGGTTGTGCCATCAATCCAATCGGAATTGATGAATATGAACTGGCATACACCGTGGCCCTGCAAACCGGGCAAAAGCACGCACTCGTAGCCCGTATACGTCGGAATTGGCCCGTTACCGACTGGTGTCATGCTAGTTCCGTCGAATATCTGCGGCCCTACGTCAAGAGCGCCGTTCGCTAAATAAGCGACAAACGTATGCCCCGAAGTACGGTTCGTAACACCGCTCCCGCCCATCACGGTCGTGCCGCCAGGTGGCCAGGCACCAGAGCCCGCGTAATATTCGCCCGTCACTTTCATCGTCGAAGGATCAACACGTGTGAAGCGCGTCCATTCGCCAGGCAGCGAGCCTTCACCAGCGGTCAGTATGAATATGTCCGTGCCTTGCCCACAGCATATGTCGTAAATGCTCGTAGGCGAGTCCGACGGAGGAAAGCCCGGCGGTTTACCATACGGTGTATCCTCATACATTTGCTCCAGCGTTGTCGTGCGTGTGATCGTCATCGAGCCGAGATCATATACCGCTATACCGCCATGGCCTGAACCAGCTATGGCTATATAACCAACCTGCCGCGTCCAATCGAATGCCCAGCACGTATATAGCTGCGGGCCGAAGCCGTCCGGAAAGTTCGCATCCGCATCATAGTTCGTCATCAACACCATAGTTAGCTTAATGTCCCATATATTATCGGCCAAAAGCTTCGCTCCCTACGGCTTCACGGACTCAAAGCGCACTTCCTTGGCTTCCCAGCGGTTCTGGGCGAACTGGCTGAAGTCAAGGTGGTCGTCAAGGAAGCGACAACGAAAATAGAAGTGAAAGTCAGCGGTAACATGAGTGCCGCCTGGAGGCGGAGCCGTGAACGACAGGGCCGTATTCGTCGGATCCATGAAGTATATGCTCGGACTCTGCACGGTGCCGTCGAAATAGACTGCGTCAATCGACTTGATACCGCCGACTGGTATGCGCAGTGGTGGATTGAACGGGCCGTAGCCCCAGTTGTAGAACAAAAGAAACGTCGACGTCACGTTGTCCGCTGGCCAAGCCACGGTCTGGTTCCGACGTGAGTTGTCGTCCGGATCCTCGAAGTAGAACTCGCCATAGGAGCCTTTGCATAGCAGGAACAGACCGGATAGTTGCTCCAGTTCTGTGAACCCGAGCATGTGCCCATCGGGCACGATGTTCTGCGTCTGTTCGCGAAGCCAATCATACGACAAGATGAACGACCAGCGCGGATACGCTGCGCACGCAAGCTGCACTTCACGCCCCGTGCTTGCGATAGCAACACGCGATGCCATGATGGGCTTCTTGTGAACCGACCAGCCGACGCTCGCAAGCGCCGGGAAGATTGGCGTCGGTGTCGGAAAGTAGATGTAGCCCAAAGCCTTCGGCTCCCTTTCAGTTTAGACTAGGGATATGAGGTAGGGGCACCCTACCGCACATACCTATTCGCATCCGTTCCAATACACAGCACGGAACTTTAATGATTGCACTGACCATCGGTTCTTGCTAAACTCCTCGAAGTCCTGTTCGTCCTCAACGAAGCGACAGACGTAATAGTAACCAAAGGTCATGGTTATAGTAGCACCGACTGCTGGTGGGTCAACAAAATTAACAAACGTTCTGGTCATAAAGTATGCCGATGGCGCAAGAGCTACGCCATTTAGTTTGACGTCGGTTACGGTTCCGATCAGGCCGACAGGGGCAGCAGTCGCAACCGAACCGTAGGCCCATGTGCGGAACACAGGGAATGCTACGGTTGTGCCGTCACCTACGCCTATGTATTGATCCTTGCGTGAATTGTCCCACGGACAGTCGAAAGCGAAAAGGTTCGTCTGACCATACATCATAAGCCAGGTCTGGACGAGGGCTTCATACTGTTGCAAGCCGGTGAAGGCTTTGTATACCGTCTGGTTCTGCGTCTGATCCCTTAGTTCCTCGAACAATAGTTCAATGTCCCAAAGCGGAAAGTCCTGCTGTGCAACTCGCATCTCGCGGAGCGACTTCGTGGTGCCAACCGTTGTGTCCATAACAACGCTGAGCTTTAGGGGATAGCCCTGCGGCAACGGCGGGAACAACGGAATAGGCCCGCACTCGAGGACAGGCCCGACCTGTAACGTCACGCTCCACTTATCGCTTGTGCGTCCGTTGCCCGTAAAGACGAGTTCGAAGTCGGTCATTAGTGAGACCGCGTCGGACGTATAGTTCAGGTCGATAAGTGTGCGCGTATAGCCTTCGCGAGCTTGCCACGTATCGCTCGACGCGGCGCTATCGCTCATCGTGACGAAGATAGGCACGCCAAAGATACCCTGCGTAGCAGCGCTATCGCTCAGCGTGGCGAAGTAGCTTATAGCCGCACTGAACGTATCGCTCGACGCGGCGCTATCGCTAAGAACCTCACCGACCGGAAGGTTCTCGCCGAATATATCCGACGTTGCAGTGAAGTCACTGAGCGTGACGCTAGCGACAACAATCGGGGCCGTCTCACGCACAACGCCAACGTCAGCGACGTTATACGTATTCGTGGGCGATGACTCGTGGACTACAACCGAACCAATGCCTGCCCGCGAAGCGGGCAGCACCTGCGTTCCGCCCGCTGGCGTCGTCCAGCCGACGATCCATTCCTCTACGGCAACTTGTGTAACTTGTGCGTTCGGATTACCCTGTGCCCACTCCTCTACGGCAACCTGTGTGACCTGGGCCGTAGTCATGGGCGTTGCCCACTGCTCGATCGCAGCTTGCGTCAGCTGCATCGCGGGCGGAATGGTCGAGGCCCATTGTTCGAGTGCTACTTGTGTTACCGCTTCGCTAGTAGTTGCCGTTGTGCCTGACGGAAAACCAGAGGTGAAGCCTGACGGAACGGTGCCAGTGAACCCTGTAGCGCCGAAGTTGGCCGTAAGGACGCCGCCGCCACCGCCGAACTGACCACAGGCGTAGACGCCAAAGGCGGGTGGAGCTCCGATAACGGCGAAGCTGATACCGCCTACGCCTGTCGCTGGATTAGCACTTGCACTGCCGTTCCAAGTGCCTGCTGCACCATTGCGGAACCAAACGAGAGCATTGTCAGCATCAACCGCTATGCATAAAATCCAGCCGTTAGAAAAGGTTCCGCTGAGGGTCGGGTAGTTAAGGTTCTGAACCCAAACGGTTCCGCCACCTGTGGTGTATGCAGCAAAGCTGTTCGTGCCACCTGAGCCCATCGTGCCGAATGGACTGATGCCTTGGCAGATACCGCAAAGGGTATTGGCCGTCGTCGTAACTGTAATTTCCCAGTAATACTTTCCGGTATAGACCCTGTCGGCGCCGCGTACGCCCTGGTTAATGCCACTAGCTTGACTGGCGACTAAATTGCCGCCACTTAGGGTGACGCCACCGTCCTTATCCGTTGTGCTCCAGGTTGTAGTCATGCCGTGAGCTGCGGCCCAATATTAACGGCGCTAACGCCCGCCGAAGTCCAGGCCGAACCTGTGTTCGGATCCGTCGTGTCTGTTCGCCACATCCAGGTCCAAGAGGTAGAGAGCACGGCTGAGCCTGTCGTTACCGTTGTCGTCCCAGACCTTAGGCGCATAGCTCCGCTACGACTGCCAGCATCGCTCTTTTCAACGAAGCCACGCGTCGTCACGGCAACGGTTAACGCGGGCGTAACACCAATTGAGGCGATACCGTAGAAGTCGGCATCATTAACGGTGCTGTCGTAAACGTATGTCGACGCGCCGTCCTGCGGCGCTTCGCTGACCGCGTCCGCATTGATAGTCGTGGCGATGCTAAGGGTAAAGACAGTCCCCGGTGAGCCGCTGGTCGTAACTGGAGCAGTAGCGGGAAAGCTCGCATAAGTCGTAGTAAAGATAAATCCGTTGTTCCCGAAGTTGTAGGTTATCGAGAAGTCTTGGTCGACCGCTAAGTAATAGGTCGTGCCCTTAGTTACGGTAGGCGGTGTGCCAAAGGTAATCGGGTTTGCACCTGCTACCGGGTTAACCACCGCGTTTGATGTTGCTAACACCGTTGTTCTAGTCGCATCGTAGATGGCGGCTTTCATGTTGCCTGTGCCACCAATGCTGATTTGGACCGTGCCTGATGCTATAGTTCCGCTAAGGGGTGCGACGAATACTCCCATCATACCGTTGTTGGCTGCCTTGGCGGTCGTGCTCGATGACGCATTCGTCGGCAGCGCGGTTGCTGGATTAGGCGCACGTGCGAACTGCGCGCTGACGTCACTCGCTGGCATACGCGTGAAGCAGCGAATGTCGCCGACCCAAGCCACGCTGCTTGCGTCGCTCCGCCACAATAGGTCGTCTATCTGCGGATAGCCGACGAACGACTGCACTTCAAGGATCAATTTGTTCGCATAGTTGTTCGCCGTGCCACCGCGCGTGTTCAGTGATGTTGCCGAGAAGCTATTACTCGTGGCGCCATTCGTGCGGACAGCAAAAGAACCTGCGGTATTGTGTATTACAACTTCGATTTCAAACGCAAACCACTGGTTTACTAAAGTGAAGGCGTTAGCGTATGTCGCTAGCACCGTGCCTCCGGCGGAGCCGGAGGTTAACAAAATGGCACCGTCTGTACGGAACACTACGGCGCATTGGTTCGTGGTGCCGTCTTGAAGCTGAAAGTTAAGCCCTAGCGTGTTGCCTGAGATCGCCTGGGTTTGCCGATACGCACAAACGAAATGGTGCACGCTGTCGTTGACGTTCGAGGCTTTCGTCCAGAAAAGTCCGCTAGACCCGAATTGTATAGCCTGGCCGCCGAAGCGGCCAGGTGCAACCATCGTCGGAGCGCCACTTACGCTGTCCCAATAGGACGGCACAGCATCGGCCGCTGATGCATAGAGGTCGAAGCCATCGCCAAAGCAGTAGGTCATCGCTTGCGTTCCTCTTAGTATGTAATCGTAGGCCCGACTTGCACGGCGTCAACACCGCTGGACAACCAGGCAGAGCCTGTGTTCGGATCCACCGCGTCGCTACGATAGGTCCAGCCGAAGCCCGTGCCTGGCAGATACTGCGGCGAAGACAATACCGTGGTGCTCCCGCTCTTGAGCGCAACTGGACAGCCGCGAGAGCCAGCGTCCGACCTTTGCAAAAAGGCGCGTGTCGTCACGCCAACAACGCTCACGGGCGTCAGCGGACTTGTCGGCGCTATACCGTAGAGATCACTGTGGCCAACGGTAATGTCTTGCACATAAGTAACCGTGCTGTCCTGCTGCAACTCGCTGACGAATTGCCAGTTGCCAATCGTTGTTGGCGTAATGTTAACCGTAATGGTGCGAGGAGATTGGCCACTACCGCTCATGACAGGGTTAGTCGTCGGGAAAGAAGCGTAGGTATCGCTGTTGCGGTAGTAAGTATTGAACCTATTAGTGTCAGCTCCGGTTTGGCCAGACGTTGCATCCGAATTGGTTGCAATGAAATACAAAGTCCCAGCCGCGACCGTTGGTGGCGACGGAAAGGTAAAGACGGCATTGCCTATACCGGGCGAACTAACCGGTGTTGCCGAGGCTAATGGCGTTCCCGGCAAGCCTGTCGTTAAGCTCGAGTATAACGTGCATTTTGTATTCGCGGTCGATGCCACGCTGATAGGTATGATGACCGAACCGACTGTGCCAGAGACAATCGGCGTGAACGGCGTATACCATCCTTGACTAGAGTTCAGTGAAAGGCTACCGCTGCTCGCATATGGCGTCGACGGTACGATGGTGCCACTGCGCGTGAACTGGACCGCAACGTCGCTTGCCGCCATCCGCGTATAGCACCGCACATCACCTGCCCAAGCTACGCTCGATGCGTCACTGCGCCATAGGAAATCGTCTGCGTTATGGGTGCCCGCTGCACTCGAGCTAAACCTAATAAGGTTCGCATAATTATTGGCACTATTGCGCGTGTTCAAACCTGTTGCCGTGAAGTCATTGACGTTGTTGCCGTTTTTGCGAACCGAGAAGGAGCCCGTGGTGTTGTTAATGACAACTTCGAACTCAAAGCCGAACCAAGTGTTTATAGCCGTAAAGCCATTAGTATAGGTCGCTAGCGTTGTGCCACCGGGAGCACCGGACTGTAGCAAGATTGCACCGTCAACGCGGAATACAATTGAACATTGCGCCGTGGCACCGTCGAACAACTCGACATACAGGCCGAGGGTTGAACCGCTAAGAGCCGACGTTTGCATAAAGGCGACGTTGAAGTGATGCACAGCGTCGTTAACGCCGCTGGTTTTGTTCAACTGCGTGCTGGCGCTCATGATCCAGGCGCGGCTGTTGCCGAACCGACCAGGCGATAATAGCGCGCTATTGGCCATGTTAAGTGAAGAACCGTCCCAATAGTTAAGCGGCGCATCAGCCGTAGTAGCGTAGAGGTCGAAGCCATCGCCGAAGAAAAAGGCCACGGTTATGCGCTCCCCTACGTTACCGCAACCTGCGGGTTGATCCAAAGCGTCGTCGACGGTTTACCCAGGCTCACGCGGGCACGTAAGCGCCCAGCCGTGCGCTGAATAAACGTGACGGTCAAGCGCTGCGCAACAGGCGTTGCCGGCGGGTTGTTCCACGTTGCGGTTGACGTCGCAAGCGCGGCCGTGGCCGTCAGGGGCGAAGCCAGGCTAGAGCTAAAGCTCGCAAGCGATGAGCCGGTGGTGCCCTCGTATTCGAGCGAAAGCGTCACGTCGTTGTTGTTCAGCGCAGCGCTAGCAATTAGCTCAACCGTTGCCGTACGCGACGTGCCAATCAGCGTATCGTTCACGTCGAGCCAGAAGCTGTCGAGCGGCATAGCGAAAGGATCGCTACGCGACGATGAAACT